ATTCATATATTATTTTAATATTAGTGTTATTAAAATCAACAATAAAATAATCCCATGCATTTCATTAGGAGTGGCTATTATTCTTGCATTAATTCTTCTCCAAATTTCTTTTAGCTGATCTAACATTTCCATCTCCTTCTTGCTTGTCTTATTCTTGAATTAGGATCATTTCTTGTTTTTGCTGATGCTCGTTTCAATTGTCCTAATGATCTAGCGCAATAAGATTTTCTACGTTTAGCAGCTTTTGAACCTGGCTTTACCTTACCAGTTACAGCTGTTTTTAATTTAGAACCTGGATTTTTTCTTCTGTATGTCATGACACCTTTTTGTGTCATGCCTGCTCCTGATTTTGTAGAACGATAATTACCCGCTGATTTTCTTCTTGTAGGCATACCTCCATCTTTTAACAAAATAGGACTAGTGCCTTTAGATTGTATGCCTACATTATTCATTTATGCTCCTAGACAGTTAAACCTTTGCCTGAGAATTTATCAGTCAATAAGGTATAAGCTGTAACTTTAGTTTTCGTTTTACAAAAAATTCCTTTTGGAAAAACTATGCCGTCTTCAGGAAAAGAAAAGTTAATTACATCTCCACTTGGTACATCACCAATAAAAAGTGTGTCTCCAGTATTAGATGTGGTAGTCAACTCTAACAATCCCGCTCCTGTGCCATCGGATGCAATTATAATTCCTCTCAATCTTATAGGTTGAGAGATAATTGGAGTTGCTCCTGCAGCAGCAGTAGATCTAGTAGCTTGTATATCACTTTTATAACTCATTTGTGCTCCTTAATAATGGCTCTCCGAAGAGAGCCATAAATTTAATTTATTAGAACTGTTGTACGTTTATAATAAATCTAAAATTACCACTCGCTGATGCGTTTACAGTGTTTGTAATTTGCAAGAAAACACTTCTTGCAGCACCAGAAACGTTAGCTGCTGGAGATGCTGCAGGTGATGCATCACTTCCAGTTGTATTAATTAAAGTTAGATTATAACCAGCTCCTGCAGGAACAGTAGTTCCGCCATCAAGAATTTGATCTGTGATTGCAGCAACTAATTGTGCTCCACCTGTTGCAGTACCAACTTTAAATCCAATATCACCAGATCCTGTTAAAGTTGGTGCAGAAGTACAAACAATATCAATTGAAGTAATGATAGAATTATTTGGCTGAGAGAATTCAACCTCAGTTGTTCCAGCTGTTGCTGCTACAATTACGTCTGCAGTTCCTTGTCCAACAAGTTTTGTGCCTGTGTATGCACCTGTTGAATCAATTGCGAATACGTTTGTAAAAGCTCCTGTTGAAGTGTTTTTAGTTGCTCCAATAAAACCGTTTTCCGATCGTACTGGTCCATTGAACGTAGTATTTGCCATAATTTTCTCCTTTGTATAGCATTCGTTATGTAGTCTCTATACCGTCTGCCTAGTCAGTCTACATAATAATTTTTCTAGGTCTTTTAATTATATATAAAAAAAGGGGCAGAGTAAACTCCGCCCCTTTTAAATTATTAGGTAATTAAAAATTACGCTGCGCCTGGTGAACCGAAGATTCCTCTAGGGTCAGAAAAGCCGAAGCTGTATCTTTCTCTAGCTTTGAATCTCATGTTGCCAGTATCAAAATCACCTTCCATTGCAGTTCTTAATGGTGCTCTTACAAAATGTTTAAGACCATTAGGTGCATCAGTCATGATGAAAAATGCATCAGTGTCAGCTAAGAAATGGTTGATTCTATAACCTTCTGGAATCATTCCCATATTACTTATCGCATTGATGTCATTATCAGCAGTGCCGACTCTTAAAGGTGACTTTAAGATTCTCTCAGCAGTAAATTGTAATTCTTTTGGAATAATCAATTTTCTACCTTGAGTAGCGATTTTCATTCCTCTTTCATCAACGAAAGCCGCAATGTCAATTAACGACTGTTCTAATGATGTTTCAGATAGATCGGAAGCAGTTGCTAACTCGTTTCTGAATGTACCACCACTTACAAGTGGGTGTGCATTAGATAATAGAGGTTGTCCGTCACCGCCATTAGCAGTGTCAAAACCATTGTTAAGAACAGCTGCAGCTTTCACTTGTTTAGTGTTAGCCATTGATCTTGCCAATGCTCTAGTGTAACGAGCAGCTAATCTGTCGTACAAGTTATCTTCTACTGCTTCTTCTGTAACAGCAAATGCTAAAGCGATAGTTTCATGCGTATATCTTGCAGTGAAACTTTCTTTTGCATCGTCAAATGTTACAGCAGCACCTTCTGTTTTAGTTGGTGCACCACCGAAGCCTGATAACATAACTTCCTCTTCGAAAGCTCTGTCAGAAGATTCTGTAGTAAAGATTTCTGCGTGTTCATTTTCGTATCTATCATACTCCAGGCCGAATAAGGCATTCAAACCTGGCTCTAGTTCTTTAACTAGTTGTGCTCGTGATATAGCCATAGTTATTTACTCCTTATTATGCCGTTAAACCAACTACTCCACCTTTGTATTGGTGAGCATTGATTCTAACGAGTACGTTTACGTTTGATGTTGTTTGATCACTATTCTCAGGATCTTGAGAAATATCAATTGCTTGTAAAACAAATGTAGACGAAGAGTCTGCAGTTGATTCATCTAAAGCTTCTCTAGATTGTCCTGAATTAGTGTCGCCAGCTGTTGCAACGATCTTGTAGTTTGCAAACAAATGGTCAGTCGCAAAACTTCCATCTGATTTAACTTCGTAAACTACATTCGGATCGTCGATAACGTTCGCAATAATATCGTTAGCACTTATTGTGCCTGGATAATGATTTTTGAACGTAGGCTTTTGAGAAGTCGGATCTGTATAGAAGACTCCATTAAAAACTCCAACAACAGGGTTATCGGTAGCCCCAGCTCTTTCGACAGTTCCGTTAGTCACTGCCTTTACTAGGTCTCCTTGGAATATTGCAGTACCGTAGTTCTTCAATATTCTGTATCTGTTTTGCGAGTTATTAAACGGTGTTCCTCCTAACATTCTAGACGGTCTCAAGCCAAAGTTACCACTTTGATTAGCCATGGTTGTTACTCCTTAGTTTGTTAGTTGTTAGTTTAATAACCCCTTGGTAGTCACTAAAAAATTATTTTTTAGTTCCACTTCCGAAGGTTACTCGAGATTGTCTATCAATATTGATAGGCATCTCTGGTCGTTGCTCCTTCAGTAAATCATGGTCTACCGCGTCCATCTGACCTTTGGTCTTGGATCTAAAGTAGTCTTTACGCGATTCCACAATCTCTTCTGGTATCCTAGCCAACAATAGGCCCCCAACCCCAACTACGCCTTCGTGTGTACCACTTCTCATGACAGGATAATCATTAGGGCCAATTTGTTCTAATAACTCTTCAGCTCTAACTAATTCCCAGCCCTCTCTAAGTTTCTTAGACATGTTTCCAGTGTCTTCAAAACCCATTGAAGTAGCTCTCAGCCATCTATGGACATAACCTTTCGGTGGCGGAGGCGCATCTAGACTTGACGGTGGAGACCAGACCTTTTTACGAACAGCTTTTGTTCTTTGATCTGACTCGCGCGAAACTCTTTTATTTTCTTCACTCATATTTAGCTCCTTTATTTAACATATTTCGCGTATTCTTCAGGTGGCACCCCTAATCTTTTAGCGATTACCAACTGTGACCTGGTGAGTTTCACAGTTCTGCGTCCATCTTGGTTTCTAACAGCAGAAGCAACAGTCTGGACGGGTTTCTTTTGCTCCTGTTTAGGTTCCTCAACTACAGTGCCTGCAGTTTCGGGCTTAGCAAACTTCTGAGGAAAATATTCTCCCAGTCGTTTATCTAATTCATTATAATACGCATCTGTGTCTCCTGCAATACCCTCACCCTTGATTTGTTTATCTATTTCAAGTGCTGCAGTAGTCATGATATTGTCATTCATAAACCACTCATTTTTCTCAGCCCAAGCTTGTGCTTTAGGTGAGGCTTGAATCTCAGGAATTTGAGGTTCTTGTGGTTCATTTTTGACTTTCTCAGCTTCTTGCTCACGCATATATTTAGTGTTAGCCAATCTTTCTTTTTCAATACTTAATTGAACTATTCTTTCATTTGCTTTTGCAATAGCTCCTGAATCTCCTGAATCAATAGCCTGTTGAAGTGCCCTAGATGCATCAACAGAATCTGAGGTAATTCTCTTTTCAAATTCAGATAGATAATTTTCCTCAAGTTTTGGAAAACGTTTCTGCATGTCATCCATTTTCTTTTGAATGCCTTTTGCATATTCTAAAGCTGCTTTTTCTCTCCTTTGAGATTCTCTCCAATTCCTAGTTAAATCTCCAATTCTACCTTTAACGTTTTCAGAATATTGATTTAAGTCTTGTGGATCTTTTTTATCATCTTCTTTTTCAGTTTTTACTTCTGTTTCCTCAGCCTGAACAACTTCTATCTTATCATCTTTGTGTTCGTTTACAGCTGTACCATCTGGTTCAACTTCAAACTTTGGAATAACAGGTTCTTTAGATTCAACCTTTTTTTCCTCAATTGTAACTTCTTTCTCTTCTACTCCTGAAGTGTCAAGTTCGACTTCACTGGTATCTAAACCATATTTATCTTTTACCATCTTAGCTCCTTAATAAGTGTGCAGTATATCCTCTGGATTACTGATTTTAGCGATAACTTCGTCATCGTTTAAAATACGCACTTCACCACCATCAATTTTGAAACGGCTCCCTGCATATCTACCGAAGATAATCCAATCACCTTCTTTACACCAAGGTTTATCTCCAAATTTTTCTTTATCTGAATAACAAAGAGATCCTAATTTAAGAACCAATGCACAAACAGTTGTCATTTGAATTCTCTCATGAGTCTCATCTGAAAATACTAAACCACCCTTAGATTTTTTAGGGCCTGAGTATGGAAGAACTAACATTCTCCATCCAGTTGGTTGGGGTAATTTTTCTACGGCTTTTTTGTCAATGGAATCGGAATGTAAGTAAAGTTTTTCTACTTCTTCCTTAGTTTTGTAAGCATTGAGAAGACTTCCATTTTTAGTCTCCTGCGCCTTCGGCGTTATTATCGTCATGTAGCTCCTGTTTTTTGAACAAGTCCGTTAGGTCTTGTTGCAGATCCTCTATGGATCTGATCTGTCCTATTATATATTTATATTCGTCCCAATTGTCAACACCAATTATAACTTTATCTTTAAGCCTTTCTTTCTTGGGTTCAAGCAGTTTAGTCTTGATGTATTTTATTGTTTCAAAGTCCACTATTTTTTTCCATTACGGAAGATTTGAGTTCCCTTAATTCCATATATACTCGCCACGACAAGGATCCACAAATTTGTGAACCAGCTCGGAAGCTGTGAGAACATCTCAAAAAACAATTTTACCTTGTCCATAGCAGTTGGATCATCCGATACGACCGCATACGCAAGCACTACCACGGGCGTTGATAATATGATGAGGACCGCCTCGTCTTTCCAGTCTGATTGTCTGGCTTCTAATAATTTACCCTGATATGCTTCCTCACCCCGTGCTTGTTTCTCTGCATGTAGCAATTGTGCGTCTGACATTGCCATTTTTGCCTTTTGTTTGTTAGCATAGATCTTACTTCCAGCAGAAACTGCTAATTTTATCGCTTGAAACCACATTAAAAAATCCTCGCTTTCTTAATTTTATTTTTTAAAATTTTACCCGAACCTCTAACCATTCCGCCATCTCTATATTGAAAATCAAACTTATAAGGCACAATTGGTTTTTTACCTATCGGTAATTCTGGTGCATTTATATCTATAGATTCAACTTTTGGCAGCGGAGCTGGGTCACCTCCATTATCTCTACCTGCAAAAGGACTAGTTTTTTTCTTGTTTTTGCCTCTTTTGTAATAAGGCACTGAATCTTGCATTTTTGCAACTAAAAATCCTCCTCCAGGTATAACTGAACTTGCTAACCCTTGAATAATTTTGCTTGAAAGTTTAGTTGATGGATTTAAAGTTTCTCTTGTTGTCTTTCTTTGTGTTGCTAAAGCTTGTTTTGCTGCAGGTGATGTCTTTGTGCCATCAAATTGAGCACTTGGGTCTCTTCCTCCACCTCTTGTACCACCTGTTGCCCCTGTTCCAGGTGACATTGCTTGACCTTTGTTAGCATCAGCTAAAGCTCCTTTGAAAAAACCTTGAGGCATAGGCCCTTTTTCAGGTGGAGGCCCAAATTTTTTACCTATTTTTCTATTTTTCACGGTTTTTTTCATTTTCTAATTTTTCTTCTTGTAATTCTACTCTTTTTTTACCAAGTTCTTCATTCAAATTCAACTTATCTTCAGCTAAAGTTTGTTGTGCACTAAATTTATTAGTCTCAAACTCCATTTTTTGTGCTTCTTCACTAGCTTTTCTTTGAATATCCATCGCTCGTAGGTCTAATTCTTTTTGTTTTAAAGCTAAAAGAGGATCTTGGTTCTGTTGAGCAGTAAATTGTTGTTCCATAGCTACTAATTCTTGAATTCTTTGAGCAATTCTTTGTGCTACAGCGTTATCAAACTCCACTGTGAACGCCTCTTCATCAACAGACTGCATCTCAACCATTCTTTCATCTTGATTAAACTGTTGTAGAATCTCTTGTTTCACTTGTAATGAAATATGTTCCATTAAATGACCTTGAAGTAGACCATAAATTTGTGGATTTACCTGAACCATCCTAGAAGTCATAAATGCCATGTGTGCTTGTATGTGTGCTTCATGATCTTGTTGAGGAAAAGCTTTTGGAATTATCATTTGTAGAGCACCAGTATTTTCAATTGCTGGGTCTAAAGGTTTTGGTGGCTCAGGTGGTGGTTTCAAAATACCATTTATATTTTTTACACCTAAAGCTTGGTACATTCTTTTGTAAGCTTCATGAACATCATGCATACCTGGATTAGATTGTGCTAGTTGTAGTTCAGCTTGTGCAACCTGTATTCTTTGTGTCATAGAATAGATATCAGGATCAGCTACTGGAATAACATCTACTCTATCATCAAAATCAGATTGTTTAACAAATCTATTTCCACCAATAACATCGTAAGGATATTCTGGAGGTAAGTAATCAGCAAATACTTTTGATAGCATTTTAAATTCTTGTCTCATTGCATAATAACATCTCTTATGAATTGCAGACATAACTTTTGACCCTCGCTCAAGGATCGCCATTGTAGTTCCAACAGGAGATTGCGCATTCATGTCAGATACTTTCATATCAGCAATTGAAGCAAATCTTCTTCCTGATTCTACGCAGAAGTTTAATAATTGAAACAATGTAGCATCAGGGCCTTTGAATGGTAAAAATTGAAATTGATCTTTTATGTTTCCGCCAGGCGCATCTACATCTCTAAACTCACCTGGTTGTAATGGCTCTGCATCATCTCTTATTCTCAATCCCCTAGATTTAAAACCAGCAGGTAGATTTGATAAAGTTCCAGCATCTAACAATTGTCTTAGTGCAGAGGTTGCAGTTCTTGATAAACCACCAATCATGTGTATTAAACCAAAACCATAAAAACCAAGTCCTGGTAAAAATTTATAATGAACAAAATACTGTTTTGGTTTTTTTAATTCATCATTCTCATTGTAATTTCTGTAAATAGATAAAATTTTTCTAGAGTCTTCATCGACTGTTACAATGTATGGAACTTTAATACCATCTGGATCTTCATAACCTGGAATATCCAAATTAGTATGTACTTCTACTAAATTATATAACCCACCACGATCCCGTCCATCATTTGCGGACACGCCCTCCAGTTCATAAATCTTCTCTTGGACTTTATCCTGTTTATAAACTGGTCTCGGGAGATCTATGTCTCTATAGAATCCCGAAACTTGTAACTTACGTAAATCATTTTCTGATGTCTGTACAATTTGTGAAATCCTGCTAGCATCTGATAAATCAGTTGCATTGTAAGGTACGACTAAATCTTCAGCTTTTATAAATTTTGCACATGCTCTATTCATTACTGGATCGAAGTAAACCTTTTTAAATGTTGAACCTGTTAGAGGTAATATAAATAACATTTGATCCATGTCTGGAGTGTACTCCTCCATTTTGTTCATGATCATATAATTCATGTAATCTTTAACTCTACTAGCTTGATCTATTTTCTCGTCTGTTTGTGCACCGATGACTTCTGTTCTTACGGGTCCGTCTGATGGTAACAATTCTTTTATTGCTTGTGCTTGAAACTGTGTTGCAGATTCTGCTAGTAATGGATGTGTTACACCAGCTGCACCTAAGAATGGTCTGCTTGGTGATTCATATTTAAAACCTAATAGATCTAAACCTTTGACGTAAGAATCTACCCACTCTTGTCTTGATCTCTTATCTTGTTCGTAATCAGATATTAAGTCACTTCCAATCTTAGAAAGTGTTTGCTCATCTAAAACAGTTGCAAGGTTAGTATAAAAAGATTCAACAGGAACTTCTGGTAGAGCTTCTCCTGCAATTACATTTTCATCTTCATCAAGCACAGTGCCTACGTCTTCTGGTAATGAACCTGTTTCTTGTTCAATTTCTAAATCTGTGTTTTCGAAACTTTCTCCTGACATCAATACATCCTTGTTTTTTTACGTCTGTTGCTCATAACCTTACCACATCCTTTTGCAATAAAGCCTCCTTTTTTTAAATTCATGCCTTGCTCTTTTTTAAAACCCTCAACCCCTTTGGATATTTTTTGAGGTTGTTCTACTTGCCCTTTTACATTTCCTGCAATATTTTGCGAACCTTTAGTAGCTTGTTTTATGTATTGATCAATCATTAAAATAATGGTGCAAAGTTAGATCTATTAACTTCAACCAATCCTCCAAATTTGTAGGCTTTCATTTTTGCCTTTTTATTAGTCCCTTGTAAATCTATTACTATACTTTCGACAAAATTTCTAGGATCATCTGCTTCCATTTTAATCATTTCTAATCCACCTTTTCTGTCTAAATTGTTGTAAAACTCTTCCATTTCATATTTTTTACTGAAAGCATATCTAGGCACTTTTTTTTCATCATCATATAGTTTGTATAGTTTATTTTGATCTGTATGAAATACTTTCTTTGTAGTAAACGTTGCTCCAAGTTCTTTTGCAACATCTTTCATGGCCTTTGGAACCACGGCCATTCCTCCTAATTCTTCAGTAGGAGAGGAGCTTAGATCATCAAGATCATTAGGATTGTCCTTTTTGTATTTTCTATATTTACCAAATCCAGATCCGTCTTCATTATAAAAATTTTTTTTAGCATCTACATTTATAAATCTATCAGTTAGTCTTTTATTTCCTAAACCATAAAACTGTTCAATCTTTGCTTTATTGTTTATAGTCAGTTGAAAAAAGTCAGCTGGTGCGAGTGCAATATATCTTTTATTATTTTTTCTTGCATCATGAATTAACCCTTTGATATTTGCTTTGACCCAAGTAGCTTCATTACCCATCGGATAATAGTCATAAGTCATATCCCCAGTATCATAAGTAGATTGTCTTGAACTTGAACTACCTGGAGTTACCTCTCCTTGTCTTGCAGGCATTCTATTTAATTCTCTTTCTTTAGTTTTTATACTTTTCATTATTGAGTCTAATTCTTCAATCTCTGGTGGTGCAAGCGGTCGTTCCATATTAATTTTTTGTAATTCATTCTGTCTATTTAAAAGATCATCTATTTCTCTTTTTACTACTCTTGTTCTTATTGATTTTGAATTTGGATTTTTTCTTACCATATCTACAGGGCTCGTCTTACTATCGCCTTTATTAAAAAGTCTATAATGCTCTGATGCCTGTTTAGTTATACTTTGATGAGGATCTGATTGTAACTCAACCATGAAATAAGTGTCCCCGTAATTATCAACACCTCTAGTGTCATATCTTACAAATGTTACTGCATTAGGATCATTGAAGTGAGTACTGTCTACTCTCATGCTAACTGAGTTACCTGGTATAGCTTCATTTAAATAAGTTACCTTTTCTCTATAATCATATCCCCCACCTGGAAAAGTGCCTTTATGTCTTGGTGCTGTAGTTGCTTCGGTCGCTCTTGATGCAATGCCAATTGCTTTATCATATTCATCAATCAAAGCTCGTAGCAGTATTTTGTCATTGTCTTTAAATTGATCTAAAGATTTTTCTAATCTTACTTTGGTTGCTTCAAGTGAAGATAATTTATTTGGACTTGCAGAAAGAGTGCTTGCTAAATCATTAAAATCTATTCTATCATTATTTAAATCATCTGTAATTTTATTTAATTGTGATCTCGCTTGAACGTTAGACATTTCAGTAGTGTTTCTTAAAATCATTGATTCTACTTCTCTACTTAGTTTTGCAAAATTAGGATACACACTCAATACTTCATCAGTATTAATTGGATATCTATAATTTTTCGTTTTCATTCTATACGTTGGATTAGATTCTAACGCTGCTAAAATTTCTTGTTTTGATATTTTCATTTTTGGATTTGATTTGGCTAAATTAAATACATCTCCACCCACAGGTTCACCACCTTTACCAAACATCAATAATCCTGAGTCCGATAATTCTTCTGCTTTAATTCCTTTTTGTCTTAAACCTTTTAAAAAACCCATCCACTCTTGCGGTGTACCCATTGCATTACCAGATCTATTTACTTCGTCCCAAGCTGCAGATCCAAGATATTCTTTAACTGTATCATTTTTATTTTGTCTCAATCCTCTTCCAAATGTTAAAGGTTCGTTTGGTACTGTTAATGATTTAGAAGAATTACCTATTACTTTAGCATCAAAGTCTTTTTCGTTTTTTAATGCTTGCGCTTTTTCTTCAGTTAAATTTTTAGTGCTTCCTCTCGTAGAATATTGTTCATTTAGCCGTGCCATTTGTGCAGGATCATTTCTAAAAACACGACGATACTCTTGCAAATTAGATTCTAAGTATCTAGGTGCTTGTCTGTAATCAGGTAAATTATTAACAAATATTTGAAATCTAGGATCATTTTGAATTGCATTTCTTATTTCATCATTCATAGGAGTATCTAAATTCATTCTATTAAATTCATTTGCTTGTACTCCAGGAACTGTTTGACCTCCAATTTCCCGTGTTCCACGGTTCGGCATCAATGCACGAATACCTTTTTGTGCTGTTCTAAATACAGGCCCGACAATTGGAATAGTCCCTGCAACTCCAAGTCCAGTCAAAGCAGCGTATGCTAACGCTTCAATCGGTGTCATGTCCTTATAACCCTCTTCACCTCTAGCAGCTTTTGCTATAGCCTCAGCATCTTGTAATGCATACTTATAGGATTGTAACTCACCGACCACGGGCGTTACATCACGAACCATTGTATATGCTGTATCTTGAAATTTCTTTTTGGCTTCCTCTAGTTTCTTTTCATCTAGATTTTCTATTTCACCATAATCTAATATTACATTATTATCAGCCATGTTAGTCTACGTATAATATTTATATTCTTGAGGCAACCTTACATGATCTGTAGGTTCATAGTCAAAATCAGCCGATATAAAATTACCTTCTCTGTATCTTAACACAGCTTGTGTGGTACTGTCCACGAGGTCATCATTATCTCCATGAGGAAATGCTGCGCATTCTTCAATGACTTCATGAGCAAATTGTTTACCTTCAGGATAAAAAACCATACCTGACGAAAAGACAGGAGACACTGCATTTACACGTGAAACTTTATCTTTTCCTCGACCAGGAACAAATTCTTGAACAGGTATTCCAGTTCTACGTAATTCTTGAATGAGCGGTAGTCCACTGGCCTTCGCCTCAATAATACAAGCTTCAGGTTTCCAATATGTATATTCTTCAGTTGCAACTGCTTTTAGTTCTGGAAAGTCCCAACGACCTTTCATTGCATCAAGTAACATTAAACATGGTGGAGAATCCTCTGATGGTCTAAACACACCCCAAGTAGTTATTGCACTATAGTCAGCAGAATCTTTTTTTGAAAAAGCAGTGTCAAGTGATTGAATAACAAATTCTAACTCTGGCATGCCCCCCGACCATGGTCGCCAGTATTCACGTTTGATGATGGCTCCTTCTTCTGAAGTTGGGTTTTGCATATACTGTGCGTTCCAACGTTGAGGAGGTATAGATGCTTTTACAGATTCTAATTCTTCTTTCTTCCAATACTCTGGCCATACAGGTTCTCCGTCGTCCAGGAGTGCTGGAAACTCGACCACCTCCCATTTGTCCGCGCCTGTGTTCGCTTGCGCTTTGAGAAGTCTTCCTGTCAAATCATCTGTAGCCCATCTAGTCATTACGACCACGATCGACCCACCAGGTTGTAAACGTTGACGTGGACCCGATACATACCAATCATAGGTCTTCTCCATTGCAGAATCAGACATGACATTTTGTTCGGTGTGAGGGTCATCAATAATTAATACATCAGCACCCCTACCCGTTATGGCACCACCGACACCCGCTGCAAAATATTCACCTCCATCAGAAGTTTCCCAACGACCTGCAGCTTTGCTATCCTGTTGGAGTCCCATATTATTAAAAATTTTTTTATATTCGGTACTGTCAACTAAGTTTCTTACTTTTCTACCAAACCTTTGTGAGAGTTCAGCATTGTGAGAAACCTGCATGATTTTGGCTTTGGGTCGGAGTCCCATTATCCAAGAAGGAAACAAATATGATGCAAATTCAGATTTAGTATGTCTAGGTGGCATGTTGATAATGAGCCTCTTGATCTTGCCTTCAGCTACTTGAGTCAATTTCTCAGCAATTATTTGATGGTGGCCCCACTTAGAAGGTTCATTTGCTTCTCTGCAAATGAAATCTGGCCATACTTGTTTTACAAAGAAAAGGAATTCTGTTCTCGCTTTCAGTATCTTTTTTGCATCTAGAAGTTGTTTTACCTTAATTAACTTCTCTTTTGGCAGTAAATCTAAATCCATAAGTATTTTGGTTATATCATATTTGTCTAACTTTGCACGTATGTTGTTTGTCAAGTCACATTCGCAAAATCTAGGGGGTGTGGTGTGGAAAAATCGCTAAATCTAGTATGTAGGAAAAAAGAGATACTAATATTGAGATGGCTACAGGTGATAGCCTGGCGGACAGCGTGGCGGTTTTATCCGCCACGCATTAGGTTTAATTAGGTCGTGTCATTGTCGTAGTATCTCGCACAAGTCCAAATTTTTCCGCGAGATTTCCAGCGAGTGTTGTTGCGAACTCTTTGATCTTCTCATCATTTTGATTTCTTAAAAAGAACTCAAAGACTTGTTGATCTAGATATCCTGCAACAAGTTGCCAATCAATCGTGCTTTCTTTTTTATTCTTTAAGATATCCACG